GACGATGTCCGTAAACTATTACGAATTGTTTTTAATTATTTTCCAGAAGATGTAAAAGAAAAGATTAAAACTAATAAATCACAACAAAACGCATGGCTAGACACTATTGATAAACTTAATCGAATAGACGGATATGAATTAGATCTTATTAGAGATGTTATTATTTACGCTCGTGAAGATTCTTTTTGGTCCGGTAATTTTCTATCAATAGCAGCACTGAGAAAAAGCACCGATGGAACAACTAAATTTCAAAAGATAAAAGCTCAATACGATAAGAGCAAACCTAAAAACGAAACCAAAGAAGAACGACTAAAACGATTAATTGAACTACAAAACAAAATGTAATGAATTTTAACAGACAATTAAATCAATTATCCCAAACAGATATGCTAACAGCATTTACTGAACCTATAGACGATCTTTGCACCTACAAGGGGTTTACTATGGATGAAAATAAACTCTTAAAAATAGTTAACTTATTACACCGGCTTCTTAATAATAGATTTGATAACCTGGTGGTGAATGATATCAATGTATCGATGTATAACTTATATTTTGAGGATGTAAAGAAGGTTACTCCAGAAATAATAATTAAAGCTCTTCAAAAGACTTCTAACGAAAAAAATATTACCCAAGAAAAGCAAGAGGATGAAGGGTATAAGGTTTATGAATGGAATTGTGAACATGGTAGAGCTTTAAATATTCGCGTTAAACATGACCCGGGGGGTCGCATCCTTAAGCAAAATGGAGATACTTACATGGACGTTGTAGAAGCTGTGAAAAAAGGTTTTAATTACTATACGGGCGATAAGGTAGTAATCGTTAAACCTGACTTTATCATAGAAGCCGTAAATAAATTACATGCTGAGTAACATATTTTTAGTATTGATATTAGTTGTAAATTGCAAGTAAGATAGTGAGAGTTTAATTTTTATTAACTAATACATAAGATTATGACAAAACAAGAAATTATAGATAAGTGGGAAAAAGAAATTGTACCTATACACGATCACTTAAATAAAACATTAACTGCAAATCCTCGTAGATTTTTAAATGGAATGAAATTTGCAATTTCGTTAATGCTTGATGATCTTAAAAAATTAAATGAATCTATCGGTAGCGAAGAAAGTAAATGCGTTACTCCGGGGTGTAATAATTCCGACAATGGGAAAACTTATTTATGTAATGAATGCCAAACTAAGTTTAGAAATAACTAAAATTAAATAACAATGGAAATTAAATTAAATGTAAAAGACAAAAGTGTAGTGGCGTTTTTGGAAGAAAGACTAGTTGGTTACAAGCCTAACGAGCGTAGGGAAATGCAAGGAATGCACGATGTAAGTGGATACAACCTTTTGAGAGATGAAATGTACTTTAAAAAGTACTGTGATGTGAGCGCAGGAGATTTGGTGAAAATAGAATTGTTTGATGAAACCAAAATGAGTCAAAAACGCTTAGTTAACACTTACATTTACGTGGCAAAACCTTACGATGATGTAGCTATTAAACTTACACTGAATGACTTTAAAGTTGACTTGAAAGGCGAGGAGGAATAAATATGAGTAAAATAATAACGAGTTTCGATTACCCACCAATACCGATAAGAAAATACGATTGGTCAGCTATTAGAGAAGATTATGACGAGGGTGATTTAATTGGTTACGGGGAAACAGAGAAGGAATCAATAGTAGATTTAATAGCGTTGGAAAATGAACACTAATTAGTGTTGTACACAGTACGGAATATTAACAACTAAATATAGTAAAAATGGATAAATGGGTAATTGAAATCAGTCAAAACGGATGGGAATATGCAGGCTGGATTAAAATAGAAGCTGAGAAAGTTGAAAGAATAGGCGAAGATACTATTTTGGCTGATGGCATTAGAATACAGTTTGATGAAGAGATAAGAGAACCTTATAAGCTAGAAGATGAATAATTTTAAGTTTAATATAGCATTCTTAATGCTATACAACATACTTAAATATTTTCCTAGTATTATTAACATTATTAAATTGCAGTATAAAATTTAAAGATATGAAAACGACAGTTTATAAATCGGGAATTCCTTTTGAAATAGAATACACTATCAAGGGAAGAGACGTTGAAACAATTAACTTAACGGAGGTTAAAGGTGCTTTCGGAAATGACTGCACTTGTATGTGCGAAGCTTTTGGGCTATGGGACGATTTCAAAGAACTAGTAGCAGAAAAATACATAAGCAATGAAATATAAAAACAAAGAACTTAAGAACTATTACAACATATGCACTTTATTCCTATTTCAATGGGTTAAATTTTTAGGATGGATAGAGGGCAAATTGAGAAAAATTAGTTTTAAACGTAAATTACCTTACTAATGAAAATATTTAGAGTCTTAAAACTTGCTATAATGTGCAAGCGCGCAGATAAAATGTATAAAGTAACAGGTAAAAGATACCATGTTATTGAGAATAACGGTAAATTAATGGTAGTTAACAATTCTATTATTAAGGCATACAATAAGAAGACAAAGACTAATAAAATTAATATTTATCAGCTTCTTCAGGAAGCATTATATTCTACGAAATAATGGAAGAGTGGGTAAATATAGAAGAGGTTGATTGTAGGTATCAAATTTCTAGCAAATCACGAATAAGAAATACTAGAACAGGCCGGATATTAAAACAGTCTAATTATAGAAATTATGTTTACCTATTCGATAAGGTTAATCCGGTAACTTTAAACGTTAATGTTTTACATCGAAAATATTTTAAAGGTAATTATATACCTGTTGAATTTGACAATATTCACAAATCAATTAAATTCATTATAAACACGGTTGCAGAATTTTATAAAGTTTCACCCCATTACATCCTGGTTAAATCAAATGAAAGCGATATAGTTTTTTGCAGGCAATTAGTCCAGCATTTAGCTTCTGAAAACACAAAATTATCACTTAGTCAAATAGGTTTAGAAGTAGGCACAGTTAAAGAACATGCTGTTTACAATTCTATTCGATCAATAAAAAATTATTTAGACACAGATAAGATCAAAATTGCAGAAATTGGAAAGATTCAATCCTTAATATCTAAAGAATTTGATAAAAATTTAAGCCAAAGGATAGAAGATGTAGTAAAATTTAAATAATACCCCAGCTAAAGTTGTTTTGAATGTCTTTATTTTGTTCCCAAAGGGTATAGGTAGAGACATTCTCATCTAAATACTCTATGATATCATTTGCGTAATTATTCTGCTCTTGCTTGTAGTTTTCAGAAACTTGTTTTACCTGCCAGGATTGGGGGTTTTGTGTTGTATCTTGATTAAAATTAAAGTTTCCCCTGTTAGTATGAAACAAACTACCCTCAATTACGTATTTAACCGCGAATGCTGCGCTTAAATAATTATAAAGATATGGATCAATCAAAGCTGAATAGTCAATGCTTGGTGTACCTCCTGTGAGGTCATTGTATAAATCAGAACCTAGTAAACTTTTTAACGAATTTCTTTGTACTCTGATTGCGTATTGATCAAATTGATCATCATTCATATTAGTATCAAAGTCGTAAAGTTCTCTAAGCTTCGTTAGTGTCAATAGTATTGTTTCCATCTTCTGATTTGATTAATGTTTTTGGCTTAATAGTAAGATTAAGATTTCCCCAAACGGAAAAAGACATAATTTTATTTAATGTTTTTTCAACTTCTTTTCTATCCTTCTCGACGATAGAATTATAAAATACAAAAGCATCTTGAAGCGATTGTTGGTTAAACATTCCACTTTCGCTAATTGCATTTAATATAGCTGGTTGTCTAAATACTGAAAATACAGCTTCTCTTGCTTCTTTATTTTGATTAGTATAAAGACTGTCTATATCCGTTCTTTCAAAAGGTATAAACTGAGTCATTTTCTCAATACCCTCAATCCCTGCTGGTACTCCCATTGTCCATATACGGCCTTGATTATTTCCGCCAGTTGCGTTATTATTAAGATCGGTTAAAACATCTTGCTTTTCATCTTGGTGTTCAAGATTTTTTGGATAAATAAATGCCCCACCCAAAGAAAAACCGTTTTGAATATTTCTTAAACTTGCCAAACTTTGGTCAGCTTGATATTGACCGGCTTCTAAAGCTGAATCAAATGTAGATAAAGGATATAGTTTGTTTTGGCCTGTGTAGTAGTAAATTTGGCCTGTGTAGTTTTCAATTCCTACCTCTTTAATTTCTTCTAGTACCGTTTCTGGCTTAAATAAATTATAAACTGTTTCTTTTTCGTGGTTTTCGGTTGCATAACGATTTGACCAATCAGGATTATAAACTATTTTAGCCTCATTGTTAAAGCGTAAATCTTCAAAATCTATAGTCTGAAGTTCTGTAATTTGGCCTAAAGCATTATAGTTTACATGTATCGCAAAGCCAAATTTACTTTTATCTTTCGCTATGTAAGTTAGTAGTTCAAATAAAGTCTGTTCTTTTTCATTTATTACCAGCTGATCTTGTTCACCAAGACCATCACCAATAATAAAGTCCTTAAATGTCTCAAGTGCTGAGGTCAAAGCCCAACTTTTTTGAGCTACAGAAATAACTTTTTGAGGGTACAAATTATCAAAGTTACCATAAGGAACTATATCTGTATAATTAAAGGTGTGTAGAACCTGTCTAGGGGTATATACAACCTGATCTATACTATTGACTGTAACATACCTTTTGCCGTTGTCCTGCTGGCTTTGCTCTTGTGTAAATGTAGGCATAAAGAAAGGATAAAAAGAGGGCTTTCACCCTCTTGATTATTTAAAATACTGTGTTTGCTGTTCTTTAGTAAACTTGTCAACTAAGAATTTAGGGTTTGGGTAATCTTGTGTTAAAAACACAATCTCGCCCATAACACAAAGTTTCATTAAACCTTGATTTTTCTTAAAGTTTCCATTTTTACCTTTAATAGATTTAACAGCTTTTTCAAGTTCTTCCATTCGTGCTTTTTTAGAATACTTCTTTTGAGCTTCCTTTTTCAAGTTCTCATAAGTAAGTTTCAAAGCGCAAAATTCTTGATGATCTTTATACTCAACCTTGGCAAGTTCTTTAGCTTCCGCCTCTGCTTTTTCTTTAGCTTCTTTTTCGGCTTTCTTTTTTGCCGCTTCAGCTTTTTTAGTTTCCGCCTCTGCTTTTAATTGCTCATCTGTTTTTTTAACCTGTTTTTCTGGACTTCCTTCGCTCATAATTTATAGTTTTTTACAAATATACAAAATTTATGTACCCGGAGTAGTCAACCCCTCAATTAAAGTTAAAGTAGCCGCCGCTGTTCCTGCATCAATAATTAAAGGTAAAGCAGTTTCAGGACTCTCTGAATCAGGTGTTTTTAAAACAAACTGCGCATTATTACCACTTGCTGGGTCATTAGGATTATATTGAAAATCTGACAATCTTAAACCTACATCAGCACCATATAATTCACCAATACCCTCATTTTTGTAAATGATAGCTACAACTTTTTGAAAGCGTACATTAGCAATGTTATTTCTACTTGCTTGTGTTAAGTCGTACAAACGCGCATCAATCATATGATCGTATCCGTCTTGACCAGCATCAACAACCCTTAAGGCTGTATTTGGTAGAATGTTTGAGTTATTAGCAAAACTTACTTCATAAGCTTGCTTAGTGCTTGCGTTTGTAATATCAGTAATGTATCCATCGGTTGAGTCTAATGTCAACGTGCCGGCAATCCAATCTTCATAATTATAAAGCATCATGAAAGGATGAATTCCGCCCGGTTTTAAATCTGTGCAATCAAATGCACTTCCTTGTGTGATTGGGCAACTCATAGTTATTCTTCTTTTAACATTAATACCATACCCGATAAGCTTACAGAATCACCAGCCGCAACAGATAAAATAACTCTAACATAACGATCTATTAAAGGTGTAGATAAATAAAGTCTGTCCTGACCGTTGGTTGTAGTTTCCGTTAAAATTGCATTTCCTGTGTAACTTGTCCATGTTGTTCGATCATTTGAATATTGAATAGCCGCAACGGCTAAACTATCCGTTACATCTGTATGAGTAAAAGTGAAACTAAATGCTCCACTTTCTACATTTCTCAAATCATAACCGGCTGTAGCAGGATAGTAAATAGTACCTTCTGTTCCTCCCAGTTCTTTATCTGCTGGCTGAGAGTAGTATTTTTGTGCGCTGGCTGTCATTCCTAGAACAACAACCAACATAATTAATAATATATTTTTCATCTTATGAACCTTGATATAATACAATTTCTGCACCTGCTTTATAGTTAGCATCAATTTTAAAATCAACTCTAATAAACATCGATCTTGAGTTATTAGAAACTTTATCTAAAATCGGTGCGCCTATTTCTTGATCTGGAGTTGCATAAACGCCAAAGATTAAGTTTGAATCTTGTGAGCTTGTGCCTTTAGCTCCTACGATAGTATTTGCAGGAATTCCAGTCATATGGACTAATCTCTTTGATAAGAATAAATCCGCTACATCGCTTTCTAAATAGCCATCAGTTGTCTTTTTAGCATCTAAATGAGCAGCTTGTGCTTTTCTCCAATCCGTTGTTGACAGAAATATTTTATAATCCATATCATCAATAAATTGATCTGGCACAGCATCCCAAACATCTTGTAATACTGTAAATACATTGGATTGAGTAATGACACCAATGTTAGTAACGTCTATCACGTCTGAGTCTGCCGCTGCTTTAGCAATAATTCCATCAATAAAAGTTGTACCTTGCCAGAACTCCTCAGACATTTGTTTGCCTACCTTATTTTTGTATAAGTCCATTACTGCTGACATTACTTGCGGATTCATTGACAAATTAGTAAAGGTCACGCCTTGTGCTGCAAATTCATCCCAGATATCATGCCATGTAATAGGACTCATAGTTTCATAAAGCATCGCTTTAGTCATTACCAGCTCACGTTCTACATAATCAGTATCAGCCGTTTCTCCTGTTGGTGTTTCTTCCCACGCTCCTACTGGGTTATCAGCAAGTTCAATTCTAGGAATAGCCCTTTTTGTTCTTACTCCTGTTTCCAAATACGCTGCACCTTTTTCAATAACCTGGTTACCTACTCCTAGTACTTTGTACAACATCTTAATTACATCACCATTCCAATTGGTGTTGGTTATTGTTACTGCCATTTCTTATTCCTCCTTATTTAATTTTTTAAGTTCTTCCTGAACCATCTTTTTAACCTGAATATTCATAGGTAATTCAGCTTTGACCTCTGTTACATCCGTTTTAACCGGTGTTTTGTGTGTCGATTTTACCTCAGCTAAACTTGCAGTAAGTTGCTCAACTTCTTTTTCTTTAGTCTCAACAGAATTAGTAAGAGACTCTAACTTAGCCTCAAGTTCTTTGTTCGCGTTTGTTAGGTTTTCAATCTCTTCCTCTTTCTTTTCCATTTCCTCATTGTTTTCAGGCACTTCCTCTTTTACCTCTTCAATTTCCATGTCCTTAACAACAAGCACTTTTTCACCAAGGGTGTACTCGCCATTTTCCAAAACAGCCCCATTAGTAGGAATCAATTTTGTGTTTTTAGCAAGATCGCCCTCATAAACAGCGATAACCTCTCCTAGGAGTATGCTATTAACTGGCTTTCCTTCTTCTTTTTTCTTGAAAATGTTCATGTTTATTTGATTTATAATTGTTAATTTATCCTCTGGTATTCCTGGTAATTCTCCTAGTTCAACATTTGCAGCCGCTTGCATAGGTTCATAAACTTCATCAATCAAACCTATTTCTTTTGCTTCCTGTGCTGTTAACCATTCGCCCTCGCCGTTATTTTTGGACATCATTTCTAACATTTCAGTTTTTTGCGCTCCTGTTTTTTCTGAATACATGCCCGCTATTATACTGTTTGTTTTGTCTAACCATTCGGCATAGCTTTGAATGTCTGATTTAACACCTTTAACTCCTCCCCTTGCTTCGTGAGGAAGTATCATTATGTTTTCTGCTGCTGTTACTTTTCCAGCCGTTGCTATAATAGTAGCAGCACTAGCCGACCAACCAATAAATTCTATTTCAATATTAGCAGGATTATTAGCTAAAGCATTTCTAACAGAAATAGCATGATTGACGTCGCCACCTAAAGAGTCAATTTTTACGTTTATAATTTTATCTTTGCTTTCTGTTATATCTTTTAATTGATTGTTTCGAAAGTCTTTTACTTCTTCCTCGGTTTTATAGTTTTCTGGAAACCCTATAGTACCTTTTATCTCAATAGTTTTCATAGTATAAAAATACTACATGTTTTTTAACATACATAATTTAGGTTTAATAGCTAAATTTGTTAATTTTTGTATTGTTTTTATGCTTATATTTGTATTGTTCATTTAATATTAAACTTGTTATTATGGATGCACTTATAATTTTAGATAAAACATTATACGCAGAATCGACAGCTTATTTAATTAATGAATGTGTTGTTTTTGAAAATACTGCAGTAATATCAATTGCACATGAGACTGATAACGAAGTATTAATTTTTAACTTATTTTTAAACTAATGGAAAAGATTTATTTAGAAAAAGAAGTTATGAATTATGATGTAACTTTTGAATTATGGTACTCATTAGAAACTTATTTAGTAGGTAGTGGCTTTACTGAAATAGAAATAGAAAACGAAAGTGTTAATATTATAACTGCCTATGGTGAACTAGGAGAACTTACAGAAGGTAAGATATTAAACGAGATTGAGAAAGAAATATTAGATATGGACTTTTCTGATTATATTGATTTATACTAACGTTGAGCATAACAAGCGTTGAACAATAACTTAATAAAATATACAATATGAAAAATGCAGCGGAAAATAACAAAAAAGGTACTAACAATGATTGTTATACATTGTTAGGATTAGTTGCTGTTAAAGATAGGCAACCTACCGAAACGGGAGACTATGAAATAACAAGAAACGGGAAGAAGTTTTGGAAATGCCATTTTGATACATTCTTTGGTTGGCAATTCGTGCTTAATCCCGAATTATATTACTGGCGAAAGTGCAATTAAGCCTAACGGCTTTAATAAATTGTCGTTTCAATGCAATTTATTTTGTGTTAGAGCGAGTTAATTAACTTAATTATGAAAACGATATACAAACACTATAAGAACTCAAATACTGGTGAAATGATGAAAAGCCAAGAGTTTACAGAAACTAAAATAACAGGAATCCCAATTTATTTCTACGCATTAGATGGCGGCAAAATAGGTGAAAATTTAGATACTACTGGATTTGTAGAAATATCTAAAAAGAAATGGGAACGATTAAAGCGCAAGGCTAATTCGCTCTAACGCTTGTATAAGATACGTGCGACTAAGAAAGAAAAACAAATTAAAAATAAATATTAAATGAGCATGGATTTTATACCATGTTATAATTAGTTTATTATGGATTACGCATATAAAATACTTTCAGACGAATTAAGAATAATCAAGAAGGCAATTAAAGAAGGGGACGGGGATGGTTATAGTGAGGCTTTAAAAGATAGAATGAGTAAAGTAAAAGACTTAGATAAAGCTTTAAAATTAATCGATTCTACAAGACCAATAATAACAGACAGACAAGTAGGAAACTATAAACCTAATTAATTATAACGCATTGTATAAGGTGCGTTTTAATGCACTTTATATGTTGTTGTGTGTAGTTTTAAAAAAGATTAGATAGATGAAACAAGAAATAATAAACGAAGATTGGCAAATAGCAATAAAGCAAATTGCAAATAATAGCGTTGACTTAGTAGTAACAGACCCACCTTACGGGATGTCATTTCAAAGCAATAGAAGAAAAGAGTTGCATAAAAGTATTCAAAACGATGATAATCTTGATTGGTTGGGTGAGTGGGTTAAAGAACTAAAGCGAGTTTGTAAAGATGAAGCACACCTTTATATTTTTTGTTCTTGGCATCACATAGACGAATTTAAGCAACAAGTAGGTGCGTTGTTTAATGTTAAGAATATTTTAATATGGGAAAAGAACAATCACGGTAGCGGTGATTTGCTTGGTGATTACGCACCGAAATATGAAATGATACTATTTTGCAGTAATGGGCAAAAAAAATTAAATGGTGGGCGTGATGCTAATATATTTAAAACTGCAAAAACAGCTAACGATAACCACCCAACCGAAAAACCAATAAACTTAATTAAATACTTTATAGAAAAAAGTAGTAACAAAGGTGATTTAGTTTTGGATACTTTTGGGGGAAGTTGTGGAACTGCAATAGCAAGTAGGCAAATAGAAAGGAATTGTATTTGCTTTGAAATTGAAGAAGATTATTGCAAGGTGGCACGTGAGCGATTATTTGCTACAACGATGAGCCTTTTTTAATATTACACACAACATTTTGAATATGGTGAGTAGCCGACACCTAAAACTTGGCTATAAAAAATAAATGTTTAATCGGCTATTCACTATATTTTGCGTTAGCCACTTTTAAGAATTTAAGAATGAAAGTTGTAAATAGAAGCGAAATTGAAGTAGAAGATTATCAAGAGATTTTCAAAAAAGAATCTCATCATAACCACGAAATAATTGAAACTAAAGACGGTGTGCTTAGATGGAAAAAAAACTCTGCTGTAAGGTTTCTTGTTGATTTTGGAAACTTAAATGATATAGTGGCAGAATTGTACCGAAAAGGACACAATAGAAACAGTGAATTACACAGAAAACTTTACCGTGATATGGGCTATTCTTTGAGTGGTTATTGGGAAATCTTCTACTGGGATTGGAACAACGAAGATGCAGATAGCTACGAACCTACTGCTGAGTAACATATTTTTAGTATTGATATTAGTTGTAAATTGCAAGTAAGATAGTGAGAGTTTAATTTTTATTAACAGTAGTATTTACCAAATAAAACGATAAGACAATGAAAAACAATGCAAGATTCAACGAAGTAACTGAGAAATTAAACAAAATGTTTAAAGGACAATCAGAAGCTAAAAAAGACGAGTTAGTAAAAAGCCTAAAAAACTGGTGTAAGCTAAACGCTAATACAGAAGATAAAGGAAAATTAGACGCTATTAAATGCTTTTTAGCAGACAACAATATATTTTAATTATGGGATTAATTAACTAAAAATTAACACAATGAATGATGAAGATTATGCAGTAAAAAGACTGAACGAAATTAATGAAAAGAACAGATTTAAAACAGAATATAGCTTGGGCGATGTGATGCTGTTAGATAAGTATGAAAAGATACTTACGAGTAGATACGATTTTACACAAGAACAAGTTGAGAAATTATCGCCATCTTTTTATGGTGGCTAACGAGGTTGGTATGGCAATATAATTAAACGGAATATGGAACACGAACTTAAAATACTACCTCAATACTTTGAGGAAGTGTGGAACGAAACCAAAACCTTTGAACTAAGGGAAGACGATAGAAATTACAAAGTAGGAGATACTTTGAGACTACTTGAATTTGATTACGGAACTTATACAGGTAGAGAATGTAACAGAACAATTTCATACATACTTCGAAACGTTGAGCAATACGGACTAAAAAAAGGTTTTGTAATACTAGCAATGAAATAGTATTTAATTGGTTACAACGTTGATGCGATATGTACTGATTTTTAACAGATTAAATACGGTAAACATTATGACACAGAAAGAAGAAATTACAAATATTATTGTTAAGGCACTAAGTGAATTAGAACAGATACCAGTAGAACTAAGTGAGAAACCGCATACAACTATGATGGAAGCACTAAGATTAGTTAAAAATTTGGATATATCGCTTGTTAGCGATAGTGTTTTAAATGACACTTTTCAAAAAGGATATAAAGCCGCTATTGACAACTTAAATGCCTGTTATAAAAATATATTTGATTAGCATTATCGCTAATGCTAAGTGTATGTGGTCGTTGACCAACATTATACACACAAACTAAATTAAACTACTAAAATGACAGATGAGGAAATACTTAAAGATATACTAAAGTCAATGCCACATGACACATTGTTAGCTACTGTGTTAGAACTAAGTAGTGATGTGGTAAAATGGCAACAAAGGTATAATAAAGCTGTGGTGAAAATAGAAAAAATAACTAATAAGCAACAAATGAAAGTGTTGGTTGAAGAGCCTATAAAAGTAGCACTTAGCAGCGTTGGTGCTTATAATGATGATACATTGTAGCTAATAATAAGCAATACGACAAAATAATGTTTGATAAATAGAAATATATTCGCTATATTTACGTCATAATTATAGCAAAAGATATAAGATATGATTTTATTCAGAGGAGCAAAACAAGGATTAGATACAATGAAAGGTGGTTCATATTATACTGATGATTATGAAATAGCTGAAAGTTACGCTAAATCATCTAATGGTATAGTTTATGAATTTAATACATTCCTAAACCTTCTTAATGTAGATGATTTACTATGTTCTTCTGATATAGATGAGGGATTGGAGACGGTAAGAGAAGAGTTAGATAATTTTGAAAATATATTTGATAATTACGATGGAATTGAGTCTAGTGATTCTTGTCAAATTATATTATTCGGAACTTTAGATATTAATGACAATTTTAAGAAACAAACATTTCCAGAATTAATGAATGATGTAAATTCAGAAACTAGAAGATATGACTGGTAAATTTAACAAGAATGACTATTGCATACATCCTATAAAATTCAAAACAGCCGAAAGACTTGTTATTAAACATCATTATACAAAAAATAGACCTGGTATTATGGTTTTTGGGCATGGTTTGTTTAGAAAATCAGACATACAAACTGATTTATTTGGGAATAAAACCATAGTTGATGAAAGATATTGTTTAGGTGTTGCGTGGTGGATTCCATGTCCCAGTGAAGGAAGTGCAAAAAATACATATGATGGGAATTGGAGAAATGTACTTGCACTTAGCCGATTTGTTTTAATACCTGATTTGCCGACTAACTCAGCTAGTTTTTTATTAGGTGGAAGTATTAAGATAATAAAAAAGAATCCAAGATGGGAATGTTTAGTTACATATGCTGATACTTATCAGAAACATGAAGGTATTATTTATAAGGCAACCAATTGGGAATATTTAGGATTAACCGATAAATTACCAGTTTGGATAAATGAAAAAGGAGAAATGACAGGATTGAAGAATGGTAGTAAGAATAAACTAAGATCGAATATTAGAGCACAAGGATATGAAATAGTTGGTAAATATGCCAAGTATAAATTTGGTATGTTATTACATAAAAATAAAGGAAACTTGTTAAAAACTGGAAGATGATAATATATAACACATATCCGCCAGAAGCATACGGCAATTTAAAGACCTTATGCGATGATTTAAACGTAAGTTACCATACTTATAAGGTGAAAACATTCCCTTTTAAAATTAACGATATTGAAGTTTTTAAGACGGAAGTAAAAAGAGGGGGGAGAAAAACCAAAAACACCACAGACCAACATACGAGCGCAAATGTTTGATGCACTTGTGTACAACACTTGGTACATGAATAGTAATACGGAATTGAAAACAGAACTTTAATAAATAACGAAATGGAACCAAAAAATTTTAGAATAGGGAACTTGGTGCAAGAACCAAAAGGGCATACTCACACGATTGAGCGAGTGGACGAACTATCTAAACGAGTAAGGTACGGTTTGAAAATATCAATACCACACCTTACTGGATTCGGGTTTGTAAAAGACAATAACGGCAACTACTGGATAGATTTACAAACGCACTATTTAGAACTTATGCCGTCAAATGGGTATTGGTATCCCGTATATGCTCAAGTGCCTGAAATGAGCCACGAAGATGAACAGCGAGTAAGTACAAATAGAATTGAGTTCGTCCACCAATTGCAGAATTTATTTTTTGCATTAACTGGTACTGAACTTGAAATGAAATCTGAATTAAATAGCAGTATATTTAAGTTAGATAATCATTTAAAATAGTTACCTCAGATAAGTAGAGTAGTTCAGCCGCAATTCGGATACGTTCATCTGTTTTGCGGCTGTTTTTTAGACTTATAATCAACATTTCAATTCTTTCTATAGCAGCTTCTGGATTGTCAATTATTTCCTTTACTAACTGCCTGCGTTCTTGTAATTTCTTTTGGTTTTTTATCATACAGTTCCGCCCTGGATTACTTTTGCTTTAATTTCCATTCCTGCTGTAATGTCAACAACTTTGACTACTATTGGTGTTTGTTTGACAATATCAACAACCTGTTGTGCTGTTACTGATTGCGCGGCTATTTCTCCACCGTCTTGAGCAAATCTCACAGGCGTGGAAAATGCGCTACCATGCTGTGAATTAATTGCGCTTAGATTTCCTATTGTGGCACTATCTCTTTTATTAACAACAAAGAACCTTTCTCCACCTTCCACTTCAGCAATCGGTACACCATCAGCCGACAATGTAACACCTCCAGCAGCATGTGAGGCACCGGAAAACATACCGCTTTTAACCTCTCCACCGTCTGAAAATCTACTTAATGCCGCCTTTGCCGCTCCTGCCGCTGGTATTGTTATTCCGGTTATTAAAGCCGCTTTTGCTAACCCTGCCACTCCTGCCGTTGCTATAGATTCGGGAGATGCTAAAGATTGAATAAGTATTTTAACATTCTCAGCAATTAAGGTTGCTGTTATTGTGTCTATTAATTGATTAGCTAAGAATTTTCCATATTCTTTAAGAGCTGCTTTATCACCATTTAACCAAGCTGC